TGCTAGACAACTGGCTGTCCACGTACAATATGGCGTGCCTGATGAGCAAGCCTTCCTTGATCATCTCCGCCCGGATCAGCGTGCTAGATTGGAACGATGCACGCTTGATATTCTGGCAGGCAAGGAGAATAGGGACATAACTGCATTCGTCAAATCCAACGAGCTCCTATGGTACGGAGAAAAATGGATACCACGACCTGTGATCAATTGTTCTGAATATTGGTTGCACGTCCTCGGAGAGAGACTGTGGCGCCTTCAAAACGGTGCTCATAACGCTTTTGGCAGCTTTTTAACAGGGAAGGAGATCAATCCAATTCGTGTCAATGGTTGGACTGTCTATTACTTCTTCACGGCGGGTGCAACCGCCGCGGATCTCTCCGATTTCTTTACCAGGGCTTGCAACTCTATTGAGGGTGAGGTCTGGATAATGGACATGGGCGATGACACTCTTGCCACCGTCCATGATGGAGATGTTCATGTCGTCGAATCTGATTTTAGTAAGTTTGACGTGTCACAAGGGAAAGATCTTCTTTCCGTGTTTGAACATTTCGTGGATTGTCACGACCATCAACTTTATTTGGATTACTACGCGCTTTATGAGCGCCCGGTAAAGGTTGATTGGAAGGACAAGCAGGGTGTTCGCGTTGACTTTACAGCTGAGTTGGCGCGGAACAGATGCCATAACATGCGACTTACTGGCGAGCCAGCCACATGTCTTGGCAACAGCATTACAAATGCTGTGGTCACAATTTGGGCTTTGTGCTGCAATCCTTGGCGCGACTTCGAGAAATCGATGACCGCCTGTGGGTTGACTGCAAAGGTCAAGTTTTTGACTCCCTACCAGTACCCGACCTTCTTGAAGGGCGTGTTTATCTATAGTGAGGGTCTCTTTGAGTGGGTCAGGCTCCCCAGTTTTACTGGGAAGTTTGGCAAATTCATGGAAAATCCTAACTCACGGATAAATGGTCCCAGGGGATGGAGGTTGCAACGTGCGCTATGGGGACAGTGGCTTGGCTATGGGGCCATGGCCAAGGCGTGTCCACAGTATGAGGAAATGCATGCTGTGATCGCAAAATTGTGTCGATATGTAACTGTCCCAAAAAATTATTCCTACAGGACTAGGAACGGGAAAGCCGAATTGAGGCTTTCCTGGGACTATGTTCCTGAATGGAAGATTCGTCAAAG